ACTAGACTTGAATATACACCAGCAAATGCGGTGACTAATTTATTTAGTCAAGGTTCTTATATTTATTTTTCATGTGCACAAGATGGTATATGGACAGTAGCATATAAAATGCAACCAAATCCTGCTAGCACAGGTCTTACAGGTGCTTTCGCTTTTGCAGCGTAGTAATAAATTAATTTTTAAGGAGCTCGTAAGGGCTCCTTGATACAAGGAGAAAAATATGGGAAGTTACAAAGGTGATATACAAGCAACTAGATTTACAGCAAGTACTTCTACTGCAATTGTTGCTCCTCCAGTGAGACTTAGAGGAATTATTATTGCATCTAATAGTAGTGGTATAGGAATTGTAAGATTAACAACAACAAGTCAAGCTGGATCAAATTTGTTTACAGCTGATGTACCAAGTGGTGATGTTATTAATTTTAGTTTTCCTGAAGATGGAATTTTATTCCCAAAAGGAATTTATGTTTCAACATTAACAAATGTTAGAGCAGTTACATTATTAACAGATAAATTTTCTGGTTCAGGCTTAACAGCGTAGGAGAAGCTAAATGGCTAATACTACTTCTGGAACTACAACTTTTGAAAAGACTTTTTTTATAGATAAAATTATAGAAGAAGCTTACGAAAGAATTGGTTTGTCTGCACCAAGAACTGGACAAGATTTAGAATCTACAAGACGATCTCTAAATATCATGTTCCAGGAATGGGCAAACAGAGGTCTTCATTATTGGGAAGTAGCAAATAATTCAATCTCCATGGTCAATGGTCAATCTGTCTATACTCTTTATAGATCAGCAGGAGATGGAACATCCGATGGTGTATTTACTCTTTTAGATACTGCAATTAATGCATCAGTAACTACAATAACTGTTGATTCAGTAGATCAATTTCCAACATCAGGAACTTTATTAATTGATTCGGAACAAATAACTTACACAGGAACAGACACATCTAATAATACTTTTACAGGTTGTGTTAGAGGTGCAAATAGTACAACAGCTGCAATCCATGCTGATAATGCAAACGTTTATGATAATAATTCAATCATTTATGGACCTGATGATATATTAGAAGCTGTTTATAGAAACACACAACAAACACCTGTTGTTGATTTTCCACTTACAAAAATAGATAGATCTGCTTACAGTGGATTATCTTCTAAATTTTCAACCGGTCAACCTACACAATATTTTGTACAAAGATTTATAGATAAAATTACAATCACTTTATTTTTAACACCAGGCACAAGTGAAGTTAATAATGTAGTTAATTATTATTATGCAAAAAGAATTCAAGATGTTGGAGCTTATACAAATGCAACAGATGTTCCATATCGATTTGTCCCGTGCATGTGCGCAGGACTAGCTTATTATGTATCATTAAAACTTGCTCCACAAAGAACACAAGAATTAAGATTATTATACGAAGATGAATTAAAAAGAGCATTAGAACAAGATGGCTCTTCTTCAAGTTCATTTATAACACCAAAAACTTATTATCCAAATGTCTAAGAATTCAAGAGGAAAATATTCTTATATGATTTCTGATCGATCTGGTCAGAGGTTTCCATATCAAGAAATGGTACAAGAGTGGAATGGTTCATGGGTACATGTTTCTGAATATGAAGCAAAGCAACCTCAGTTAGAACCAAAGCCAACTGCAGCTGATCCACAAGGTTTAAGATATGCACATCCTGATAGACAAGAACCACCGGTATTAATACCACTTATACCCGATCCCTTTTCAACTGTTATCTATGCAGGCGAGACTTACATTAATGTATTTTCACAAAATCATCAAAGATCAACAGGCAACATTGTAAGATTTAGAGGACCTACAGATGATACTGGATTTACTGATGTACAATCTTTTGATGGAATTACAGATATTTCAAATGCAAATGGCTTTACAATTACAGTTGGAAAAATAAATTCCTCTGGTATTATAACTGACACTACAAATTATTTTAATTTTGAAAGTGCAGATACAGCAACAACCGGAGGGGTATCAGGTGGCGGAGCGGAATGTTCTGCAGGACCAGTAACTTTACAGGCTTAATATGACATATTCAGAATTAGTTACAAAAATTAGAGATTATACAGAAGTAGATTCAAACGTATTTACTTCAACTATTATTAATGGATTTATTGAAAATGCAGAATTTAGAATATTAAGAGATGTAGATTCTGATAACAACAGAAAATACGCAACAGCTACTGTTGTGGTAACTCAAAAATATTTTAATGTTCCTGATAATTGTTTAGTTATTAGATCTGTTCAAATTACAGTTAGTGGAGAAACTAAATTTTTAGATATTAGAGATGTGACTTTTGTTAATGAATATAATTCAGAATCCCTTCAAGGAGCCCCTAAATATTATGCAAATTGGGACGAAAATACAGTAATTGTAGCTCCAACGCCGGATCAAGCTTATACGGTTCAAGTAAATTATATCTTGAAACCAACTGGATTATCTAGTAGTACTGCTAATACATATTTAAGTCAGCAATTTCCCAATGGCTTATTATATGCTTGCCTAGTTGAGGCGTATGGATTTTTAAAGGGTCCACAAGATATGTTGCAATACTATGAAAATAGATATAAACAAGCTATCGAAGGATTCTCATTAGAACAAATGGGAAGAAGACGAACTGATGAGTTTCTAGATGGAGAACCTCGTATAGTTCGAAAACCACAATAGGAGAAACAAGTATGGCTATTACACAAGCGTTACCAAATAGTTTTAAAAAACAACTATTAGATGGTGATCAAGATTTTACATCACCAGCAGGAACAGGTGATAGATTCAAATTAGCTCTTTATGTATCAACTGCAACACTTGGTGCTGCAACAACTTCTTATACAACAAGTGGAGAAGTTTCTGCATCAGGAACATATGTTGCTGGAGGAAAAGCATTAGTAAATTCTGGAACATCAGTTGTATCAACTGTTGCTTTTACAGATTTTGCTGATCTATCATTTACTGGTGTAACAATAACTGCAAGAGGAGCATTAATTTATAATACTTCTTTTTCAAATGCTGCAGTTGCAGTGTTAAACTTTGTAACAGATAAAACAGCTACATCAGGAACATTTACAATTCAGTTTCCAGCTTTTACATCTACAGCAGCTATTATAAGAATTTCTTAATAGGAGTTTAGCCCATGGCTATAGTCGACGGTTGGGGCAGAGGAACCTGGGGACAGGGAGCCTGGAATGAAAATATTCCAGTTGAAGTTTACAGTCCAACCGATTTAGCTTGGGGTGATGGTACTTGGGGTCAAGGTACTTTTGGTGGTGTAAATAATCTTACAATTAATTTAGAAAGTGTTAGCATTGGAATAGGTGTAACTGTTAATGTTACTGGTGAAGAATTAATTCATGTTCTTGAAAGTAATGTTGGAATTTCTGCAGGAGGCTCCGTTCAAGTTCCAGTATTTGAAAATCCTCTTATAACTAATTTAAATAATGTAAATATAATAGGTACTGGTTTAGTAAATTTAACGGGTCAAAATTTAACAACAGCTTTAAATTCAGTAACTGCTATACCATCTATTGAAGTTCCTGTAACAGGTCAAAATTTAACAACAGCTTTAAATTCAGTAGTTGTAGAAATACCTATAGTTGCAAATGTAACAGGTCAAAATTTAACAACAACTTTAAATTCAGTTACAGTTTTAGGAACTGCAAATGTTGCATTAAGTGGTGAAAATTTAACCTCTGTTTTAAATGATGTTGGAATTTCTGCAGATGGAAATGTTTCTATTCCAGTATTTGAAAATCCTTTATCTCTTTCTTTGGGTGTAGTTGACCCAAGTCCCGATGTTGATTTAATAGGTCAACAAGCTACTTTAACTTTAAATTCAGTATTTGCTTTACCAGTTACTATTGTTAATTTAACAGGTCAAAATTTAACTTCTGTATTAGGTAATGAAACTGCATTTACAAATGTAAATGTAAATGTTACAGGACAAGGTTTAATAGGAACAACTGGACAATTATATGTAACGGCTTGGGCACCGGTAGATCCAGGACAAAGTATAAATTATACAGGTGTAAATACTGGCCAAACTATTAATTGGACTGATGTTGCAGCATAAATAAAGGGATTGTATTAATTGACAAAAAATGATAAACAATTTAACTATAGTAAAATAAGGAATTAATATGCCATCAAGTTTTTCTACAGATCTTAAACTAGAGCTCATGGTTACAGGCGAAAACGCCGGTACATGGGGAACTAAAACAAATACAAATTTAAATTTATTACAACAAGCAATCGCTGGTTATCAAGAAGTAAACATTGCAGGTGGAGCTCAAACAACAGCTCTAACTATGGATAACGCCGCAATTTCTAATGCTAGAAATGCAGTTATAAAATTAACGGGCACTATTACAGGAAATCAAGTTGTAACAGTTCCAAATGGAATTGAAAAAACTTATATTATAGCTAATGGCACAACAGGTGCTTTTACTGTTGAATTTAAAACAGCGGGTGGAACAGGTGTTACATTTGGTACAACAGATAAATCTACAAAAATATTATTTGTAGATGGAACTAATGTTGTTGATACTGGAACTGTTTCTTTAACAGGGGTACAAACATTAACTAATAAAACTTTAACTTCACCTATTATCAATGAAATTGATGATGCAAATGGTAATGAACAAATCATATTTTCTGCTACAGCATCCGCTGTAAATGAATTTACAATAACAAATGCAGCGACAGGTAACAGACCTAATATATCTGTAACTGGAAGTGATACTAACATTGGATTAAGTGTATCTACAAAAGGTACAGGATTAGTATTATTTAATGATGGTGCCTATAACGCAGATGCAACTTTAACAGATGGTGCAACTATTACTTGGGACGTAGGTTCTTCACCCGTTGCTAAAGTAACTTTAGCTGGTAATAGAACTTTATCTGCTCCAACTAACAGCGCTGCCGGACAATTTATATCTCTTACAGTAATTCAAGATGCTACTGGTTCAAGACTATTAACTTGGAATAGTGCTTATGAATTTACTGGAGATGTAGCACCCACACTAACAACAACTGCTTCAAAAGCCGATATATTTGTATTTAAATATAATGGAACTGTTTGGTTAGAAGTTGGTAGAAACCTTAACTTGAGTATATCATAATGCACGCACTAGTTCAAAATAATCAAATAGTAAAATTTTTTAATTATCCAAAATCATTTGAATTAAATGGTAATAAGTATTCGGCACAAATATTTTCTCTTTGGTCTAATGAAGAAAAAAATGCAATCGGAATATATGAAGTAGAATACGATCATGTAAATAAAAAAGATGAGTCTTATTACATTAATACTAATGAGCAATTTAAATTTGAAAACAATAAAGTAATTTCTTACTTTGGAACTGCAACTCCTAAGGCATTAGAAGATGTAAACGCAGTAGATCAAAATGGACAACCAGTATTACAAGAGGGTAAGCAAGTAGTTATCAAAGGTTTAAAATCTCAAAAAATTTCTATATCTAAACAACAAACTGCTGGATTACTTGCAAACACAGATTGGTATGTAACTAGAAAAACTGATACTGGAACTGCAATACCACAAGCAATACAAGATTTTAGAACTAATGTGAGAGCAGTAAGCAATCAACAAGAAACACAAATTAATGCTTGTACGACTGTTGAACAATTAAAGAGTCTTTACGAATATACAAACACAGGCACAGAACAATCTCCAATCTATACAAGACCTTTAGCTGAGTTCCCAAAAACAAATAGGGATTAATAATGTCACTAATCTTAGGTGCTAATCAATTAACTGCTGGTGGTTATGAGGTAGATAATTCATTAAGATTTAATTCTGCAAGTAATGATTATTTATCAAGAACAAATGGTACACCAACCAATAACAAAATATTAACTTTTTCAGCTTGGATTAAAAGATCAAATATAACTACATATATGGATTTATTTGACCAAGATGGTGGTGGTTCAGATTATGGTCAATTACAGCTTACTAATGCTGATGCTTTTGTAATTTATCAAAGAACTAGTGGCAGTACAGATTTGCATTTACAAACAACTCAATTATTTAGAGATGTATCAGCTTGGTATCACTTAGTAGTTGCTTATGACACAACACAAGCAACAGCATCTAATAGAATTAAATTATATGTTAATGGTACTCAAGTAACTTCATTTAGTATAGAAACTTATCCTTCTCAAAATCTTGTAATAAGACAAAACACTGCTAGTCTTGGTATAACTGTTGGTAATTATTCAAGTGGTTCTAATCAATATGCTGGCTACATGGCAGAAGTATATATGATTGATGGTCAAGCATTAACACCATCTGATTTCGGCGAAACAGACGCAGATACAAATATTTGGAAACCAATACCTTATACTGGTACATTTGGAACTAATGGTTTTTATTTAAAGTTTGCAAATTCTTCAGCACTTGGAACAGATTCTTCAGGAAATGGAAATAATTTTACAGTAAATAATCTAACATCAGTAGATCAAAGCACAGATACTCCTACTAATAATTTTTCTACAATGAATTCTTTATCAAGTGTAAGTGTTACATTAACAGAAGGAAATTTAAAAGGTGCTGGTGCTGGAGATCAAAATTTTAGAAGTACATTTGCTGTAAATAAAGGTAAATGGTATTGGGAAGTTAAACTTGGTGCTGATGGTGGAGTTTGGGGAATATGTAGTGAGAATGTAACAATGGCAACTGATAGAAGTTCAAATGCTGGTGTTTATGGTATTCAAAATGCAGGTGGTTCTTTTGCTTATTTTAGAAACAATGGTTCAACTGGCGAAAGTGCTGGTTTTCCAAATCCAGTTTCTGGTAATATTATGAATATGGCTTTTGATGCTGATAATGCAAAACTTTATATAGGTATTAATGGAACTTATTATAATTTATCTGGTTCAACTGGAAATCCTGCAACAGGTTCAAATGCAACTTATTCAAGTATAGATACAACTTTATTATGGTTAGCATTTTGTGAATTTAGAGGTGCTGGTCAATCTTGTGAATTAAACTTCGGCTCTCCACCATTCACTATTTCATCAGGAAACGCAGATGCAGATGGATTTGGAAACTTTGAATATGCAGTCCCATCAGGGTACTTTGCATTATGCACTAAAAACTTAGCGGAGTACGGTTAGAACATGGCTTATACAAATATAGATTTACCAACAGATTATTTTAATACCATAATTTGGAGTGGTGCAAGTAATGCTTCTGGAAGAAGTTTTACTGGAGTTGGATTTAAACCTGATTGGGTTTGGCAAAAAGTTAGAACAACAACTTATGGTGATCAAATATTTGATATAATAAGGGGTTCAGGAAAAAGATTAGTTAGTAGTAATACTAATGCAGAAGAACTAAATAGTCAATATGGTTATTTAACCACCTTTGATACAGATGGTTTTACAACTGTTCCTGGTTCAACTGACAATACTGGTTGGAATGAAGTTGGACAAACTTATGTAGCATGGAACTGGTTAGCAGCAAATACAACTACATCAAACACTTCAGGAACTATCACAAGCACAGTATCAGCTAATACAACAGCTGGATTTAGTATTGTAAGTTATACTGGAACAGGAAATGCTGGTGCTACTGTTGGTCATGGATTGGGTGCAACACCAGCTATGTTTATAATTA